GGACTATTTCCAATAAAAAGTAAATTTTAAAGAGGTAGAAATTAAAAATTTTCTCTCTATTGGAAATAGTCCTGTTAAATTAGAATTCAAACCAGGACTCCATATTATAACAGGAATCAATCGTGATAAGATTGATCGCCGTAACGGTATTGGTAAGACCTCTGTTATTGAATCTATTTACTTTGCTATTTTTGGAAGTACCATGAGAGAACTTAAAAAAGATCTTATTCCAAATACGTATACAAATGGAACTTGTGAGGTCAAATTAACCTTTGATGTTATTCAAAATAATAATGCACATACGTATAAGATTGTTCGAACATTAAACCCATCAAAATTATCTTTATTCTGCGACGGTAAAGATGTTACTAGAGATTCGATTAAAAACACAGAAGAAGATATTTTTAATACATTAAATGCATCACCATCTATTTTTGAAAATTGTGTTATCATGACATTGAATAACACTGTGCCATTCATGGCAAAATCAAAAGTAGAAAAAAGAAAATTTATTGAAGGCATTTTTAATCTAGAAGTATTTTCTCAAATGCTTTCTCTTCTTCGAGAAGAATTTAGTGATCATAAAAGAATCTATGAGATTGAATTAACAAAATTTGAAGAAGCTCAAAAGACAAAAGATAATTTAGAGAATCAAAAGCAAACAATTCTTGATACAAGAAAACAAAAAATTTCAACTTACTTAGCTCGTAAAGAAAATAACTCTTCTGAAAAAATCAAATTAATTGAACAATTAGAAGAGCATATTGATATTGATGAAAATTCAATTAATGAACAAGTAAAGAAATTAGAGGAAGGATTAATCCAGTGTGATCAAAAGATTGAAAAATTTACAGAAGCTAAATCAAAGATCACTACAACAGTTGCTCAATTACAACAAAAATTAAGTAATATCGGTACAAATAAAAACACATGCCCAGTTTGCTTAAAGCCAGTTACTGAACACGATAAAGAAGAATTAGAAAAAGAAAAGAGTAACATTCAAGTAGAAATCAATAATTTAGATGAAAAATTATTGACATGTACTGATGAATTAGCTTCTCTTAAAAAGAAGAAACCAACCATTCGTATTGCTATTGATAAACTCAATTTAAAACTTAATGAAATTAAGTTATTAGAACAAAAGAAAATTAATATCAATGATAGAATTAAACAATTAGATGAATGGTTAATTCAATTAGATGATGATATTGAATCATTGAAATCAAATAACACAGATGTAGACGATGTTATTGTTGATATGATTAACCGAGTAGAAGCTGCTAGAGAAATTGTTAATAAACATAAGACACATCTTAATTTGCTTGAAACTATTAAGTATATTGTTTCAGAAGAAGGGGTTAAGTCTTATATTGTTAATAAAATTTTAGCATTATTCAATTCTATTTTAATGTCTTACCTTCGTAAGATGGATGCAAATTGTTCATGTTTCTTTAATGAATATTTCGAAGAAGAAATCATCAATGAAAAGAATAAAATTTGTTCTTACTTTAATTTCTCAGGCGCCGAAAGAAAGAATATGGATTTTGCTTGTCTCTTTACTTTCATGGACATGCGCCGACTTCAGGGTGACGTTGTTTATAATATTTCTATCTATGATGAATTGTTTGATTCTTCTCTAGATGAAAAGGGTGTAGAATTAGTTACAAACATTTTAAAAGATCGTGTTCATACGCATAATGAATGTGTAATGGTTATTTCACATCGTAAGGAAAGTATTCAGCATGCTACTGGTGACGTAATCTTCTTAGAAAAGAAAAATGGTGTTACATCAAAGATTGATTATAATCCTTTTTTGGATAATTAATCTTTAGGATGTTCACACCGAAAATTAATACAATGCCAATGGGTCTGCAAGCAGCAGGCCAACCAGCACAGGCACAAGCCCCAAAATCAGAACACGCCCCAGAAGATCTCATGAGGGTTGTTCATTATAATGCAGACCATTCTGGTTGTGGTCTTTGGCGTATGTCATGGCCAGCACACCTTATTAACTTCCATAATAAGGCAATGATTACTGAGTCTACAGTAATGATTACTGATCCAAGATGGTATCAAAATGTAAAAGCTATTCGTGTACAAAGACAAGCTACGCCGCATCAATTACAATTCGTAAAATTCTTAAAGAGCATTCAAAATGAGATTGGATTTAAATTAATCTATGAAGTAGATGATGTTATTTTCCGCGAAGACATTCCTGATTATAATAAATTCAAAACAGCTTTCGTAGCAGATGAAATTAGGCAAAGTGCTATTGAGATTATTAATCTTTGTGATGAAATGACAGTAACATGTGATTATATGAAAGAACTGTATCGTGAACGTACAGGTAAGAATGAAATCACAGTTATTCCAAATTTCGTACCAAGATTCTGGATGGGTAATTATTTCAGCGAAGCAAAGGTATCACGTAATTATGATAAACATAAGAAGAAGCCTCGCGTATTATATGCCGGTTCTGGTGCACACTTTGATGTAGAAAATCGTGTGGGTCAAAAGGATGACTTTGAGCACGTATTAAAGGCGGTGATTGATTCCCGTAAGAAATATCAATGGGTATTCATTGGTGCATTCCCATTAGCCTTACGTCCTTATATCCAAAATGGGGATATTGAATTCCACCCATGGCAGAAACTTTATGACTATCCTAAGAAGATTTCTGATTTAGAAATCCAAATGTCTGTTGCTCCATTACAAAATAATAGCTTCAATAAAGCCAAGTCAGACCTGAAATATATCGAAGCATGTTGTTATGGAATTCCTGTTGCATGTCAAGATATGGAAACTTATAAAGATGCTGAGCTTAAATTTAAGTCAGGTGATGAAATGTTAGATTGTATTGCAAAAGAATTAGGCAGAGCCGGTCATTATAAGAATCAAGCCATTCAAAGATATAAAGTAGCAGAGAATCGTTTCTTAGAGCACGATCGTAATTTGGATTGTTATATGGAATTATATAAGTATCCTTATCGCGATCAAAACCGCGTCAATTTGAGACGATATAATCCTTGATTATAGTTGCGATACCTATTATCATTTTTCTATGATTGGGTATCGCAACGCTTGTTATAATCCTAAAGACCAAACCGTAGAAATTTATACATGGTCAGATGATGGGGATCGTATTTCATATACAACGAAATACCATCCCTATTATTATTATGAAGACAAGAGAGGTAATGAAGTATCAATTTATAATACACCATTAGCTAAGAGATCTTTTAATAATGCATATGAACGCCAGAAATATATTACAGAATCTGGAATAAAGAGAGTGTATGAACATTTCGGTGCAGTACAACAAGCTTTATTAGATATCTTTTGGCAACATAATGAAGGGGATGATTTTTCTAAATTCCCTTTGAAGACGTACTTTATTGATATCGAGGCTGTATGTAAAGATAGATTTCCTGATCCTACATTAGCCGATGTACCAATTAACGTATTAACAATATATGATTCTTTCTCAAAGAAGTTTTATGCTTGGGGGTTAAAACCATATAAAGCTAAGCGCAATGATGTTGTATATCATTATTGTAAGTCAGAAGAAGATCTTCTGGCGGGTGTTATTGAGTTCTTTAAGAATGATCCACCAGATGTATTATCAGGTTGGAACAGTGCAGGATTCGATATTCCATACATTATTAATCGATTGAAGAATATCTTCGGCGAAGCAGGTATGAATGAAATATCACCAGTAAAGAGAACCTATGTAAGAACCTTCATTGGCACATTCGGTAAGACACAAGCTAGTTATCATATTGATGGTGTTTCGTGTGTAGATTACTTAGATGTATACAAGCGATTCTCTTTTGCAAATAGAGAAAGCTATAAATTAGATAGCATTGGTGAATTAGAATTGGGCGAGAAGAAAGTAGCTATTGAAAAGGATCTGTATGATGTCATGGTAGATGATTGGGATACGTTTATTGATTACAACATTCAGGACGTTAATATTTTGGTTAAGCTTGAAGAGAAACTACAATTCCTTTCATTGATTCGAATGATTTCATATATTGGATGCACAACATTTGAAGGCGCATTGGGTACATTAGGAATCATCACTGGTGCGGCAGCTATTCGCGCTAGAAAGAAAGGACAACGTATTTCCACGTTTATCAGAAAGGAAGATGATGGTTCTAGAAATCCGGGTGCATATGTTGCTGAACCATTAAATGGATTTCAAGAAGATATTGTATCATTTGATGCTAATTCACTATATCCCAACCTAATGATTTCATTGAACATGTCACCAGAAACAAAGGTAGGTAAGATCATCGAAACAACAGATGAAGATGTAACGGTACAGCATGTTAATGGGCAAGTCTTTAAATTATCAAAACCAAAATTTGCACAATTTGTTAAGAAAGAAGATGTAGCTATTAGTAAAGCAAAAGTCCTTTTTACACAAAAGAATAAAGGGATTGTACCAGAGATGGTAGACTTTTATTATCAAAAAAGAAAAGTCATTCAAACTGAATTAAAGAAATATAAGAAAGAATATTCAAATAAAGAATTAGCACAAGATAGAAAAGTATTTCTTGAAACAAAGATTACACAGCTTAACGCAAAGCAACAAAGTATAAAAATCTTTATTAATAGTTGTTACGGTTACTTCGGCAATAAACATGCACCTATTGGTGATGATGATATTGCTTCATCAATTACATTGACGGGGCAAGCTGTTATTAAGCAAGCAAGAGAGATTGCAAAGAAATATATTTCAAAACATAGCAATATTGTAGATGCAAAAACCTTAGAAACTGTTGCAATATATGGGGATACAGACAGCGTTTATTTATCATTGAAATTATTGCCTATTGAATTCAGTAGTAATGGTAAAATAACAAAAGAAGGATTTGAACATGCGGAAGGTTTAGAAAGTTCATTAAATGAAGAAATTCAAACCTGGGCTAAGAATGCTTTAAATTCAAAAGATTGTCGACTAGCATTTAAGAGAGAAGCAATGGCAGATGTAGGGCTCTTTTTAGAAAAGAAGCGCTATGTATTACATGTACTAGATGATGAAGGTATACCTTGTGATAAATGGAAATACACTGGTGTTGATGTAGTAAGAACAACAATGCCTAAGAACGTTAAACCATATGTAAAAAAGATCATCGAAACAATGTTAACTACAAAATCATGCGCCAAGACAAATGAAGTCTTAAAAGAAGCATATGATGTATTCCAAGCATTACCTATTGAAGACGTATCAAGAACCAGCGGCATTCGTGGTTATGAAAAATATGCTAATATGTGTCATGATTTTAAAGTAAGTAAAGGCATGCCTAATCATGTCAAGGCTGCTTATTTCCATAATATTATTTTAGATAAATTAAACTTATCAGGTAAACATGAGAAGATTGCTTCGGGTGATAAGATCAAATATTTCTATGTTCAGCAACCAAATAAGTACGGAATTAATTGTATTGGATTTAAGTATGTCTTTCCTGAAGAGTTTAAATCAATCTTTTTGCCCGACAGAGAATTATTATTTGAAAAGATTGTATATGCTGCTGTTGAAAGATTTTATCAATGTGTCAATTGGACACCTAGAAAACCAAGTGAGCAAGTCTTGTTCGAATTAGATGATTTATTCGGTGAATAAAGAGTTGACAAATATTGCATTATTACTAATATATTAAAGATGTCACAACTAATTTTTATTGACCAAATCGGAAGGACTATTGTCGGTGAAGAACTTTCACGTGATGGTGGTCGTTTAAAAGTAAAGAATCCATGCATGATTAATGTCAATCAATTGCAAAATGGGCAATTACAAGTTCAATTGTTTCCATTATTCTTTCCTGAATTTCTTTCAGAAGCTACGCGCAGTAGTGGTTCTGTTTTTGAATTTAATCTAGATAATCTCGCTTTGGGTGTTGGTGTAGAAGTAGACAGTCGTCTATTAGAACAATATACCCGTATTTGTAATCCACCACCTGTCGCTCAAACTTCTGACGAACCTCCTGTTATTAAGTTGTTTGATGAATAATTTTGTTTGCTGAGTGTTGTGTGTAAAATCCCGAGAGATTTAAATCTCTCGGGATTTTTTTATGGATTGATTTAATATGAGTTATGGACAAAGACCTATTAAAATCATTAGAAATTTTAGATGATGGTAATCCTTTTGCGACATTCTTATCACAATCAACTTTATCAGTTATTGATAAGTGGATTGATACAGGTTCATATGTTTTGAATGCTATTATCTCTGGTAAGATTCGTGGTGGTGGTATTCCTTCAGGAAGGGTTACTATGTTGTATGGCGAATCACAAACCTTTAAATCTTCTTTAGTAATGAAGATTTTGGCTAATGCTCAAAAACAAGGAATGATTCCTGTTATCTTTGATACTGAGAACGCGGTAGATCCAGAAAGTGCTGCGAGATTAGGATTAGATACAACCAAAGTAAAATATGTACCAACCTTCAATGTGGAACAATGTCGTAATGCTATTCATAAATTTTTGACATCAGTTAAAGAAAAAGGTCAAGAAGGTAAATTCATTATTGCTATTGATTCATTGGGTAATCTTGAAAGTCAAATGGAGCAATCTCGTATTGAAAAAGATTCAGTAGCACCAGATATGGGTTCGAGAGCAAGAGCTATTAAAACTCTATTAAGAACAGTAACACAGCTGTCTGCTATTACTAAGACGCCTGTTATTATTACCAATCACTTATATGATAATCCAGCTGAATTGCATCCTTCTTTAGTTAAGACTATGCCTGGCGGTAAATCAGTTATCTATATGCCTTCTGTTTCTGTTCAATTGATGAGAAAGCCAGTTAAAGAAGAT